GCATGAAGAACACTGTTGCATTAGCTCCAATAAATTCAGGAATGATCTCAAGATCGTTCGCAAAAATTTCAGTATTTACTGTACCCTTCTCTGCTGCTCTACTGCGTGTTACTACTACCGCAGGACAAGTACCTCAGTTAGGTGATCTTGCAGGTGTCACTCAACAAGCCCAAGTGGGTTTGTCTCCGTTCATCACTACTGCTACAGCATCTGCTGCATTTCCTTGCTGCTTTCCTCCTGAAATTCAAAGGTTGTCTACATGCTTCTCTAGGTATAGAATTAAACCTGGTTCTGCAACGTTATCTTATCGTGGCGCTGTGGCCACTACAACTTATGGTACTCTCGCGTTAGAGGTGATACCTTCAGATTACGCTACTTCAAGTAATCCATCTTACCAATCAGTTTCAAGTGGTGAATGTTCGTTAATAACACCACCTTGGGTTCCTTCCGTTGAATTTAATAGACAACGTTTAGGATCTGTGATTACTACAGATGCATCTTGGAAATACTGTGATATGAATGGTACAGTTTCACAACCTGAACAGAGACAGGACTTAGCTTTTAATATAGCTGCTGTTGGATTCAATTTACCTGCTAGCTCCGTCATTGGATATTTATTCATGGACGTGGTGTTAGAATTTCAACATTTACAGGATGAACCATCATTAGTACAAGCTAAACAACCTTTACCAACAGTTTCTAGTTCAGAACTACCATCAGCTTCAGTAGCAACCACTTCACCTTCCGTAACAAGTTCAATAAATGAGGTAGACGAGTATGTCAGTCTATCTCGGGAGGATCTTATTGCCACACTTAAGAACATCAAAACATAATTAATTAATATATATCACTCTATTCACCCCTCTTTACTAACCTCGGAAATATTTCAACTCAAAAATACTTCCTTTAATAGCTCCCCTACTCAATGGAGAAATAAACCAAGACCAACTTTCATGCACTGCTGACTTCTTATTTATCAGAATCCTCTAAAGCTGTCTGTATCTTTGATTTATTTGCGCCTGATGCGCCTTCATCAGCACCCTCTGTGGCACCCAATAAAACACCAAAATTTGAAGGATTTGTTATCCCTCCAACAGATGTAAAGTATACTAAAGGTGATAGCATTAGAGCATTTTTCTCACAAATTGTGGGATTTAAGCCAGCTGATGCCATTAGCTTACTCAAAATTCCTGCGTCAATCAGACCAAAGAATATGGGTAAATCTCCAGTCGTTATAAACCATGAGCTTAACGCGTTTCCAACAAATCCTTATGATGGGTTGGAATGGATGAATTTATTCAAATTAGTTACTGATGACCAGGAAAATTGGTTAATCGAAAGAGAAAAGATAGCAGCATATGTACAAACACAATTTTGTGGAAAAGGGTCTCTACAAGGTCTTATAACTAGAATAAAATCTCAAATTCTACCAGTTAATCAGCAGCCGGGTGCGGTGACTGCTGAGGAGTGGAACTATGTTCTAAGTGTATTACCTAAAAAGGGAAAAGCTCATTTATCAGATGAGGAGACGTTGTTATCTCTTCAACCTGAACTTAATCCTCTAGCACAAGCTGGAGCACCGTACTTTGATCCATCAATAAAGGTCAAAGATATAGCACAGCCAGCTGTGTTGATGGCACAACAGATGTTAACTGTGATAGAAGAGGAAGGAGCTCCAGGTCTTATGGCATGGATGAATCCAACTCATGAACACTATCCTTACATGGTTATGATTCTTAGTGCGAAGAATGATATATACAAACGAGATGCAATATTTACTAAGACTAGACCTTTTGGTTATACTAGTGTTCCTCTCCGCATTCTTTTTTCAGTAATTATAAATACCTCTAAACAGCAGATGGCAACATTTGCTGAAAATCCTTTAAGTATTAATGCTTTAGGATTTTCTTGGGCCAATGGTGGTCCAAGTAAACTTTTGGAATGGCTTTACAAAGTACGTTCACCTGGAGTCTATTGTATAGCTTGGGGTGATGATCAGTTAGTGATTGTAACTTGTAAATCAGGAGAATCCTTTTTGCTAAATCCAGATGTCAGTGGTATGGACATGAAACTCAACGCAGCAACATTCGACTTGTGTGGTGCTTACCTTGTATCTCTATATGGAGATAAACCTCTAACATCACCAAATGTTACAAACGCTGTATCTTTGAATTCTTTCATTGATGAAGAAGGTTGTACTATTGGTTGTAAATGGCTATCAGTCATTCAATTTTATATAGAATACTGCAAAAATCATCCAGTTCTGTCGTGTAAGCAATATATGTTTCGTCAGACTTGTGGTTTACTCAGTGGTATGACTGGAACAACAATTTTAGATGAAATAGCTTCGGCTAGATTAACCTATAGATTTTCGAAAATTGAAGTTCCAGAGGAATGTACTCCTCAAACTATTCGAGCATTTGGTCAACAAATGTATTTGGAATCAGTTAAGGCAGGTTTCCCTATTAAAAAGGATGGTATGTGTGCTCAAACACTTGATGAAAATAATGAACAATTTAAATTGGCAGTATTTGATGAATCAGATCCTATCTCTGTTCCTATGGACAGACCAATGGATCTAACCTTTTTAGGTATGACTATCAAACAAATACAAGTCAGTAAAGAATTTGTTAAGGATGAAACACCAATGTTTATCAATGTTCCTTGCTTAGAAACTAAAGATATTGTCTCTCACTTAGTACTTAAACGTCCTAGTGGTGAAGATGATGATATAGTTAGTGCTAAGAAAATGCAAGGAGCTTTGGGAATAGGCTTTTATAGTTGTGGTGACATTCATGCTTACGAATTATTAGTTGCTTCATATAACTTACGTATACAAATG